GGATTTGCAGAGGATCCAGGATACGGAGATGAAGGAGACTTCAGTAGATACTTCAGTTTAGACGAATGGTGGAAACGATATTTTAATGAATTACCAGAAGAAGTCCAAAAGACATTTCCTTTTTTAATTGTACCGAAAGCGTCAAAACGGGAAAAGAACGATGGCATTAAAGATGGCAAAAACATTCATCCAACTTGCAAACCACTAACATTGTTTTCATATTTATTAGTTTTGGGTAGCAGAAAAGGTGATACAGTATTAGACCCATTCGCTGGAAGTGGAACAACAGGAATTGCAGCAGTAATGGGTGAACGAAATTACATTATGATAGAAAGAGAAAAAGAGTATTTTGATATAATGGAAGCAAGAATAGAGAAGGTAGAAGGTCCAATGAAACGGGCAGCTATTTTTTTTGATTTTGGATAAAATATGTCTGGTAAAGGTGATAAGTTACGAAGGAGTATAACACAAAATGAGTGGGAAAAAAGGTGGGAAAAAATCTTCGGTAAAAAGAAAAGTAAATCTATTTTCACATATAAATCAAATAACAGCGGTTCAAAATCCGGATTATTGGAATGAGATAAGTGAAGAAGATAAAAAAACTTGGTCTAATTATATGATTCATAGGTTTTTATCTATGAAAATGCAGTGGATTGAGTTAGTAAATGAATTGCAGAAATATAATATAAAACCGAAAGAATTATACAAAGTTTACACAAACATTTTACCAAAGCAAAAGCAGTGGTTAAAATATATTAAGAGGAGAAATCAAATGGAATATCCAGATTGGTTAATTAACATAGTAAGAAATTACTATGAACAGAGTAGAAATGAAGCAGTACAATCTATTGACTTATTTTTTCTTACAGATGGTGGTATGTTAGAACTTAGAGAATTGTGCCAACGATATGGAGTAGAAGATAAGAAAATAAATTCTGTTTCAGGATTAAAACAAGATTAGGGGCAAATATGACTAAATTTGTAAAAGATAGCAACAAGAAAGTTATGTATGGGAACGATGGAGAGTTAGATGTAACAGAAAATACATATCAGGTAAATAGCATTATAGACAAAATGGAACGGGGGTATCCAGAAATGATGGGCGAGTTTCGTAAAATACAAGAAGAACAGTACGAGTTGTTCGCTGTGAAGCAGCACTCATATGGTCCAAATAATATAAGTGTTGGGACTCAATTAAAAACTGACGCAGATATTAAATTATCATTAACTGGTTTATTTTTTAGGATGAACGATAAAATAGAACGAATAAAAACGATGATAATGAAGTGTGTTGAAAATAAAGATGAACCATTAGAAGATAGTTTTTTGGATTTGTCGGTATATGGAGTTATTGCAGAGATAGTTCGTAGAAAAAAGTGGGGAAAATGAAGAACGTTAGTTATTCACAATATTCTCAATATGTTTCCTGTCAACATAAGTGGAAATTAAATTATATAGATGATTTAAAAGAATTCCACGGTAATATTCATACAATATTTGGTTCGGCATGTCATGATGTATTACAAACATATCTTACAGTAATGTATAATGATACTATTAAAATGGCAGATGTGTTGCCACTTGATAAAATGTTATTACATAGAATGAAACATTATTATATTGAAACTTTAGAAAGTAATGGCGGAGAAGTTATATGTGAACAACATGAAATGGAAGAGTTCTATCAACACGGATTAATTATATTAGATTGGTTCAAGAAGAAACGTGGTATGTATTTTAGTAAGAGGGGGTATGAATTAGTTGGTATAGAAGTTCCTATTGAATATGATCTGGGCGGTGATATTACATTTATTGGTTATATAGATGTGGTATTAATAGATACAGTTAGAGATAGAATTAAAATAATTGATATTAAAACGTCTACTATGGGATGGAATAAATGGATGAAAGCAGATAAGAACAAAACAGATCAATTATTATTATATAAACAGTTTTATTCTAAGCAACATAATATTTCTATTGATAAAATTGATATTGAATACTTTATTGTAAAACGTAAGTTATATGAGAATGTAGATTTTCCACAGCGGAGAGTTCAAACATTTGTACCCGCAAATGGAACACCAAGTATAAATAAAGTTATTAACAATTTAAAACAATTTATTGATGAAGCGTTTATTGGTGGAGAATATAATATGGAATATAGTTATAAGAAACAACCATCAAAGAAGAATTGCCGTTGGTGTGAATTCAATCAAACTAAATATTGTGATGTGGGGATTAAATGAAGATGTCTAAAGTGAGTTTACGATTAAAATTAACAGATTTTATGAATACTGATATAGAAGAATTGGTTATGAATAGAATTGAGAGTATTCATAAAGAGTTATATGTAACTATTTTATTATATTTGTGGTTTGAAGAAGATGAAATGGATCCAAAACTGTTAAAAACGTTTCTTAGTAATTGGGAAGATAAATTATCATATAAAACAGTTATTAAACAGGGGCCAAATTTAAATACAGATGATTTCATATGGTTTGATATTGCTCCAATAGGAATTGAACACAGCAATCTTAAAAGATTTGAGTATTTATATGCAGACACAAGTAAAATAATAGATGGATTACAAGAATTTTATAATATAATAAAGTTTACGCTATCAGATAAACCAATAAGAAAACAAAAACGAAATGACTATGAGGATTAGGTTATGAATAAAATAGGAATTGTTGGAAGCAGAAGATATACCAATAAAAAGCGCATAAAGGATTTTATATTTGAATTGAAAGAGAAGTACGGCGATGATGTGGAAATTGTAAGTGGGGGACAAAAAGATGGTGCAGATGGATTAGCTAAAAAATATGCACTTGAATTTGATATGAAATATATAGAATTTCCACCCGAACACTACTCATATAACCAACATTGTATTGAAGAAGCTAAAAATTATGGAAAACCATATGGTGTTTGGTATTATTCTAAACGCAATAAACAGATAGCAGAATACAGCGACATAATAATAGCATTTATACCAGAGGGGTTGGAATCAAAGGGAACAATGAATACAATAAAGCACGCTGAAAGTATAAATAAAATGATTAAAATTTTACATTAAATGATATATATGTATATACAATAAGAGGTTTTGTATGGAATATAAATTAACATCAGTAAAGATACTGAAAGAGTTATATAGAAAATTTAAAGCAAAAACATTAGATGATGAATTTACTTTACAAAAGTTAGTTAATCGGACTATGAATAGATATATTAAAGAAGAAGATTATAGACAATTAATTATTGAATATGATGAATTGGAAGTAAGTGGTAGTACAAATTTTTAAAATAATATAGAGAAGATACAATTAAATTAAAATGTAAATCGGTTACAGATAAATCTTACAATATTGATGTATGGATATTACATGAAAATGGTAAATTATTACAGGAATATAAATATGAATAAAATTAAGGAGGTGTCCACAGATCATCTGATTAGTAAGAAGAAAAAAATCTTACTTTTATCGGATGATCTGTGAAAAGTCACTAAGAATGAGCAGCGGGGTCGGTACGATGTCAAAAGAATTTGTAATTGGCACACTTCATCACTACGATTGGTGTCAGATCGGAGGTGCAATAAAACACCCCGATAATGGCAAAGTTATAGATATGAATGAATCAGCAAGAGCTGAATCTGGAATTAAAGATGCTAGTTTAACTATATATCCAGTTAATGGGTATGGCAATCAAGAATTATTAAGAAGTGTTATTGTGAAAGAAAAGCCAGACGCAATTTTACATTATACAGATCCACGCTTTTGGAAATGGTTATATGAAATGGAACACGAAATTCGACAAGAAATTCCTATATTTTATTATAATATCTGGGACGATTTCCCAGCACCAAAATATAATGAATTCTTTTATGAGTCATGTGATTTGATTATGAATATATCTAAACAGACTAACGCTATTGTAAATGAAGTTTGGACAAAGCACCCACCAGAAGATTGGCAAGTTACATACCTACCTCATGGTGTAAGTGATAAATACTTTTATCCAATAACAGTGTTTGATGGTGAGTATAGAAATGTTCAGGCGATGAAGAAACAATTAACAGATGATAATATAGAATTTATATTATTCTATAACAATAGAAACATTCGTAGGAAGATGCCAGGAGATGTTATATTAGCATTTAAAACTTTTTGTGACATGCTATCAAAAGAAGAAGCTGATAAGTGTTGTTTGTTGATGCACACTCAACCGATGGATACAAATGGAACTGATTTGCCGGAAGTTGCTAGAGTCATTTGTCCAGAATATAAAGTATATTTTAGTGATAAGAAATTAGATCCAAAACAATTAAACCATTTATATAATATGGTAGATGTAACAATTAATATAGCGTCTAATGAAGGATTTGGATTGGGTACTTGCGAGTCATTAATTACAGGAACACCAATTATAGTAAATGTTACTGGTGGGTTACAGGATCAATGTGGGTTTGAATATAAGGGAAAACATTTAACCGTAAAAGATTACGATTGGGTTAAATCGTTACATGATGATAGAAAATGGAAAGATAATGATGATTTAACTTGGGGTGATTGGGTAAAACCAGTTTGGCCATCTAATAGAGCTTTAGTTGGTTCAATTCCTACACCATATATTTTTGACGATAGATGTAGATTTGATGATGTAGCAGAAGTTATTAAAGAGTGGTATGATATTGGAGATGATAAACGGAAAGAGTGTGGTATGGAAGGACATAAATTTGTAAATAGAGATGATGTTATGATGAGTAGTTTAGCTATGGCACAGAATTTTATAGATCAAATGGATAGAGCGTTTGATAATTGGAAACCAAGAAAAAGATATACTCTTTTTAAAACATAAGGGGATACATAATGGTATTAGAACTTTTATTTTGTTTAACAATAATTTTGTATTGGTTTAGCGAAGGTGTTACTGAAGGTTATACTTGGGCAAAACCAAAACGGAGAAAAGAAAATAAACTTATTCATTCGAATAATAACTCAAATGGTATAATGGATTATCATGGGTGGAGAATATTTGAAAATGTTGGTATTTGGGGCACCATTATTAGTGCTTTTTTTATGGATATTACATTAAAATCATTTTTATTATTAGGAGTTGGGTCTTGGTTAATAGGTGCATTTTTATATGAAGCAGCTCTCAATCATATTTATTATGGTAAAATTTGGAAACCGGTAGATTATAAATGGCATATATTTGGGAATGATATTCCTTGGTTTGGTGGAAAGAAGTCTTTGATTTTAGTTGGAATGGGAATGTTAATAATATCATATGAAATTTTTTGGAGAGTAATATGAAACCATTAGTTTTAGTGACCTGCCCGTGTGGAACTCGAAGCGGGTACGGTAGCCACTCACGAGATATTATTCGTTCATTAATAGCGATGGATAAATTTGATATTAAAATTTGGCCAGTTCGCTGGGGAAGTACAGCTATGAATGCATTAAATGATAAGGATTCAAATGATATTCCAATTATAGAACGGCTATTAGATAATCCAAATTTAGAACGACAGCCAGATATTCATATTCATATTGTTGTACCAAACGAGTTCCAGCCAGTAGGGAAATATAATATTGGCATAACGGCAGGTCTTGAATGCACAGTTATCCCCCCGAAGTGGATTGAAGGTATGAATAGAATGGATATGAATATAGTTCCATCCAATTTTGTAAAAGACGTAATGAATAGTGTAACGTTTGATATACAAGATGAAAGAACAAAGCAAATACAGGGTCAATTAAAGAATGAAAAGTCAATTGAAGTTTTGTTTGAAGGTGTTGATACTAACATATATAAAAAGACATCTGAATTTACAAAAGAGTTGGTTGATGAATTAAAGAAAGTTAAAGAGTCTTTTAACTTTTTATTTGTGGGTCATTGGTTGCAAGGAAATCTTGGACATGACAGAAAAGATACTGGAATGTTGGTAAAGGTTTTTCTTGAAGCATTTAAGAATATAAAGAATGCTCCGGGTCTTATATTGAAAACAAGCGGAGCTGGATTTTCAGTATTGGATAGAGAGGATATATTAACAAAAATAGAAAATATAAAAGATTCGGTTAAAGGTGATTTACCTAATATTTATTTATTGCATGGAGATTTTACCGATGATGAAATGAATGAACTGTATAACCACCCAAAAGTAAAAGCTCATATTAATATAACTCATGGTGAAGGATTTGGAAGGCCATTATTAGAAGCATCAATATCAGGAAAACCAGTTATAGCATCTAATTGGAGTGGACATACTGATTTTCTATCAAAAGAATTAGCAATATTAGTTGGAGGTAGTTTAACAAATGTTACTAAAGATTCATTTCCAAAGGATATGTTTGTGGATGAAGCACGGTGGTTTACTGTAAATTATCAAGAAACTGCTGCAATAATGAAAGAAGTACATAAAAGATATAAGAAGTATACATTGAATGCTAAAAAGCTTGGTAGGATTAATAGTTCCAAATTTTCACTTAACGCAATGACTAAAAAGTTTGAAAAGATATTAGATCAATATGTTCCAGAATTTCCGAAGGAAGTTTCGCTTAAGCTACCTAAATTGAAAAAAGTAAGCGGAGAACCACCAAAAATTTCATTACCTAAATTAAAGAAGGTCAAATAACATGGAAAGAGTAATAGATTGTCCAGTATGCTACAATGTAGATCAATGTTTTGAAGAAGTACAAGAAACTTATAGTTCTTATTTATGTTTTGCTTGTGGGTTTATGAGTGATTCAAGATATGAAGTTGGTAGTTTACAGTTAATAGAGAACTTAAAGAAGTCACCAAAATTAGTACAAGAAACTGCATTTGAAGATACAACTAGAAATATAATCTGGTTTCCATCAGTAATTAATATGGGTGAATTGGGAATGATATATCCAGAAGGAACTCCTGATAAATATGTTTGGAAGTATGCTAGGGTGGTGGAAATTTCTGATGAAGAAAAAGATAAATATGATAATTATGATAGAAGGCTTGATGTTGAGAATGCAGAAACATTTAAGCGATTTATTGATGCGTGTGAAGCTATGGGAATAACAAGGACTGTGAAACAAAATGCCTAAACAAGTATATACATGGGGAAAGGTTAAAGCTGGTGATATTGTATCATTTAGATATAAGGGAAAGAGTGATACTAATAAATTAACTACATTATTAGTGTTGAATCTAAAGATGCCGTATAAGAAAAAAGATGATACTAAAACATTCCATTTAATAGGATTAAAATTAGAAACTTCGGGTGTTATTTCAACGATACGAAATAAACCAAAACTTGTGCAATTATTAGAAAGACTCGGTGAAATTGAAATCGTTGATGAAGAAAGTGATATTTACAGAGTAGAACTGAAAGGTGTCGGTCCTCGAGGAGTAAAGAAGTCAGTATATAATAAAGTGAAGAAATATATAGAACGACATTCAATATATAGAACATATGATTACAAAGAAGCTAAACGTTCAGCTGTATTTTTAGAACCAATAATTTTACCAAAAGAATTAAAAGAGGTATTGAGTGAAATTAAAGCTTAGTTATTGTATAACAGTTTGCACAGAACTTGTAGAGATACAAAAGTTATTACATTTATTAGTAAAAAATAAACGTGAAGAAGATGAAATTGTAGTTATATTTGATTCAAAGAATGGTTATGATACAGTCCGTGTAGTGTTAGATAATAGAGATAATCCAGGATATACTTGGTATCCATTTGAATTTGATGGTGACTTTTCAGCACTTAAAAACTTTGGTAAGTCTAAGTGTTCGGGCGACTATATTGTACATTTGGATTCTGACGAATACCCACACACAACTTTAATGGAACAACTTCCCCAAATTATAGAAATGAATGAAACTGAACTTATATGGTTGCCAAGGGTTAATACTGTATCTGGAATTACCGAAGAACATATACAGAAGTGGAGATGGAGAGTAACAGAAAAAGGCTGGGTGAATTATCCAGATTATCAAAGCAGATGCTTCTTGAACGCCGACCACATACGATGGGAAGGTAAAGTACACGAAACTATTAAGGGAGCGAAAACGTATTCACATTTACCACCATACGAAGAATTATCGTTATACCATCCAAAAACGATACGTAAACAAGAACAACAGAATGAGTTGTATAGAGGAATACATCAATAGTTATGAATATTTTAATAACAGGTGGCACAGGATTTTTAGGTTCGTATTTAACACGTCGACTGGTAGATACTGCAGATTCTATAACAATATTAACTACAGCTGTTAGACAAAATACATCGTTAAAAGCATTAGGATTAAATAATCATAATAAAATAAATTTAGTTAAAGGTGATGTTCGTGATATTGAGTTTTTAAGACTTTTATTTACAGAATATGAATTTGATGGAATATTTCATTTAGCTGCATTATCTGAAGTTAGAAAATGTCAAAGTGATGCTAAGTTAACATTTGATATAAATGTAGGTGGGACTGTTAATATATTAGAAGTAGCTAGATTATATGGGAATACTAAATTTATTATAGTGAGTAGTTCAGATAAAGCTTATGGGAGTGGTGAATTACCATACACAGAAGATTCATCTTTAAATGGAGTTGCTACCTATGAAGTATCAAAGTCTGCGACAGATTTAATTGCCCGTTCTTATTATGATAATTATAGATTGCCTGTAGTAGTAACGAGATGTTCCAATTTATATGGTGGAGGTGATATGAACTTTTCACGCGTAATACCTAATAATATCAGAAAAATAATAAATGGTGAACGGCCAATGATTTGGAGGGGGAGTGAAAAATCTATAAGAGAGTTTCTGTATATAGAAGATGCTGTAGATGCTTATTTAAAATTAAGCTCTAACATTGATATTACTAAAGGTAATGCATATAATATTGGTAGTGGAGTTAAAATTACAATTGAAGAATTATTAAAGTTGTTGTTAAGTACGATGGACTCAAATCTTACCATTGAATATAAAGATAAAGAGTTTCCTGAAATATCACATCAATATTTAGATAGTACTAAAATAAAAAATGATATTAAGTGGGAATCTTCTGTAAAATTAGAGTCGGGAATTTCTGAAACTATACAGTTTTATGCTAATTACTATGATAAAAGTTAAAATACTCAATCCAACTATAGATAGAAATAGACCTACATTTAGTCCACTCTTACGAGTTAAGGATATGTTACTCGATTATAGTATAGAACTAACTGAATCAGATGATTTTGATTATTTATTTGTTGGTATGAATGATTTTATAGATAAAAAAATACCACTTAAAGAAAGCATCGATTGGGGATTAGAAAATATATCAAAGATTACAGGAGATTATTTTTTGTTTGATGGATCAGATTCAACTTCTTTAATGGGAGCATATGAAGTATTTGAACAGAGTGATGCTATTTATCTATTGAAGAATCAAAAATTTCATACGAGAGAAGAGTATAAAACACCATATGCGTTTAATAAGTATTTTTTTGGAAGTGGCAGTGATTTGGATTTGTCGTATGATATACCAAAAGATGTATGGAATAGGATTAAATTTACACATATAAATTTGGGTTATTGGAATGATTATAGTAATTTACAACCTATAAATAAAAATAAAAATATTGATATGGCTGCCATATTTCAAGAGAATCATAGATATAATGAGGATCATTGTATACGAAATGATTTATATTATACCAATCACAGAAAGGGGGTGTGGCACAAATTGAAACCGCTTAAAAAGAAATATAATATGATAACTCAAAGAATGCCGTTTCAGGAATATATACAAAAGTTGTGGAGTTCAAAAATATCACTTTCACCTTTTGGAATGGGTGAATTTTGTTTTAGAGATTTAGAATCTATGGTAGTAGGAACTATTATTTTAAAACCAAGTCATAAAAAAGTTGATACACTTCCTAATATAATGATAGATGATGAAACCTTTATTTCGTGTAAATATGATTGGTCTGATTTGGAAGAAAAGATTGATTATATATTGAGTAATTTTAAAGAAGTAAATGAAAGAATTAATAATAATATTAGAAATATGTTTTTAGAGAAATATACTAATGAGAATTTATGTATGTATTATTATAATATTTTTAAGAATTTGGATGGTGTAACATGACAAAATATTCAACTTACATAGATTTTATAGTAGTTAGTTATTATCGTACAGAATATGTAAAGTTATTAATAAACAGTATTAATAGATTTGTTAAGAATATTGATTTTAATATTACAGTTGTCGCAAATGAAGATGTTAATAGTATAGAATATCAGGAGTTAGTTAAGTTATATGAAAATACCTCAAATGTAACAGTTATTACTGGATTAGATACTAACACTCAAAGTCATACATCATGGACTACTAATATGCGAGGTGATAGAATGTCTGTTGGGAGTATAAATCATTCTAAGGCATTGAGTATTGGAGTTGAAAAAACGGCCGGAGAATATGTTTGTTTTTTAGATAATGATTCTGTCTTTTTAGATACTTGGGTAGATGATGTATTACCTTTACTTGAAAAATATTTATTCGTAACAAGTAGATTTGAGGGAAATATAGCTAGACCAATGTTTATGATTTATAAGAGAGATACAGCTCCGAATCCAAATACTACTTATGTTGATAGTTGTGGTAATATAACTAAATTTGCGAATGATAATAATTTAAAATTTAAGGTTTTAGAAAATTCATTATCTAATGTAGAGTTAAGAAAAGACCATCTTTTAGCTGTACCACACGGAGAACAGACTTATATAGATGCAAAGCCTTTTCATTTTCATTATGGTAGAGGAAGTCATAGAGAAGTAGAAAAATATGATGAGTGGGTCGATACAGTACGGGCGTTTTTAAATGAAAAATAGAACTGATATAATTAATTTTTTAATAGAAAGACATTCTTTTAAAACTTATTTAGAAATCGGTACACATGATCCTAATAGAAATTTTAACAAAATAAGAATAACAAATAAAGAATGTGTTGATCCGAATCCGAGGTCAGATAGTATAACATACCAAGTTACTTCAGATGAATTTTTTAAACTTATTGATAATAATAAGAGATATGATATAATTTTTATTGATGGATTACATTTAGAACACCAAGTAGATAAAGATATACTGAATTCATTGAAACACCTTAATCGTAATGGATTTATAGTTGTACACGATTGTAATCCAATTACAGAGTTTAGACAACGAGAGCAATATGAAGTAAATGGTAAATTTCCTGAATGGAATGGAACTGTTTGGAAATCTTGGGTAAAATTGAGATGTAATAATCCTATGTTAAAAATGTATGTAGTTGATATTGATACTGGGTGTGGAGTTATCACTTCAGGGTCACAGATGCTTTGGGATGGTGTGAGTGTTTCGGCATGTTTGGAATATTCTTATTTAGCAGAAAATAGAAAAAAATTATTAAATTTAATATCAGTAGATGAGTTTATAGGAGATTTTATAGATGGGTGAAAATGTAGTATTTTTAATTACTGTGGCAAGTAATCACAAATATCTTAAAGAAAAACATGGTGATTTTAAGTATTTTGAATATTCAATAAAATCTTGGGAATATTGGTGTAATAAAAATAATGCTAGATTAGTATTATATACAACACCGTCTAATTCTGAGCATGTAAAGCATAAACCCACTTGGCAAAGATGGTTTGATGTATTTAATCAATTAGATGACCAAAATATTGATTGTAATAAAGTGGCGATGATTGATGCGTCCACTATAATTCGGTGGGACACTCCTAACTTTTTTGATTTAGTTGATGAAGGTGAAGTAAATGTATTTCGAGCGTTTGAGAATTTACGATGGGTACATGAAGGCGTCTCTGGTTATTCTGAGTTCTTCAAGCAACAGTTTCCCGATTTTGAATTTGATTTAACTAAATATATTAGTTGTGGTTGGCAAATATTTGATAAACAACATAGACCGTTTTTAGAAAAATTAGAGAAATTTTATTATAGCAATTATGATGAAATAATGGATTTACAGAATAATACAGTAGGGCGTGGAACAGATCAACCAGTATACAATTATTTATTACAGATTAATGATATTACAGTAGTGGAGAAATTACCAGCACCATATTTTTTGAACCATCTTTATCGGTTTGATTGGTTTTCACATAATTGGCAATTGAAAGAAGATACAGTATCATTTTTTATTAAGTATGGGTATATTTGGTTTTATAGTGGATTTCCACAAAGAGGTGATAGATATAATTTAATGAAACAAACTTGGGAAGCGATTGAGGGAAAATACAAATGAGAAAAATAGCAATAATAGGTCATGGGTATGTCGGGAAGGCAATGGAGAATTTTTTTAAAGAACATTATGAACTTGTATTATATGACCCACCAGCAGGATATTCTACTACAAAAGAAGATGTAAACGAGTGTTACGCATCTTTTGTGTGTGTACCAACTCCTAGAGGTGAAGATGGTAGCTGTGATGTATCTTATGTTGAAGATATAATAAAGTGGGTAAATACAGAAGTTATAATAATAAAATCTACTGTAGAGGTTGGAACAACACAAAGATTATCTGAAGAATATAATAAAAATATTGTATTTTCTCCAGAATATGTCGGAGAATCTACTTATTGGACACCATTTAATTTCCATCATGATATGAAAGAAACTCCATTTTACACATTTGGTGGGGACAATAAAGAATGTAGTAAAGTTGTTGATTTATTTTTACCAGTAACCGGCCCATGTAAACAATATAATATAACAGATAGTACGACAGCTGAAATGGCAAAATATATGGAGAATGCATTTTACGCGACAAAGGTCGCATTCTGTAATGAGTTATATGATATATGTGAATTGGTTGGTGTGGATTGGAATAGAGCACGAGAACTTTGGTTATCAGATCCACGGTTACATAGAATGCACACAGCAGTATTCAAAGACAATAGAGGATTTGGGGGAAAATGTTTACCGAAGGACACTAATGCTCTTGTACGAATAGCTGAAAAGTCAGGTGCAAATTCGTATTTGTTACAGGGGGTGTTAAATTCTAATGATGTGGTACGGAAGAAAAATACATGAAAAATATAGTTTTTATTGTTTCATTTGAGTTAGACCAACGAGCTAGAGACCAAGGATACCAATGGTCTATTCGTAGTTGGAAAAACTGGTGTGAAAAAAATGATGCAGAATTAGTAGTTTTAGATGAACCACTGTTTGATTTAAATGTTATGAAGGCTACTTGGCAACGATACTATTTATTTGATATTTTGGAGGCGAATAATATAGATTATGACCAAGTATTGATGGTGGATAGTGACACTATTATTCATCCAGAATGCCCTAATATATTTGATTTAACGGATCATAAATATTGTGCAGTTAGAGATTTTGGGAGTATGGATTGGTTTTGTAGAAGTATTGAAGTATATTCAAAGTTTATGTTTACTGGAGAGACAATTAATTATTGGGAATATTTGAATGGTGGATTTCAGGTAGTAAACAAGAACCATAAGGAATTTTATGAACACATGGTTAAGTTTTATCATAATAATAAAGAAAATATATTGAAACTTCAAGATACATTTTATTTAGGAACAGATCAAACTCCATTGAATTTTTTATTACGGGGTGATAATATAGATATAAACATATTACCGTACGAATTTAATATGACGGATATGGGGAGAGTTGAAATTTTAGGCCAAGATATGTTATTTACTAAATTTGGTTGGGTTTACCATTTTAATTGTTGGCCAAAACCAACTCCGGGTTGGTGGATGGAAAAAACATATAGGTATTTATATGAAACTAATAAATAAATATGTTATTGGGACGCATGTAATGTTTTATGAAATTGAAATATTACACGAATTTGTAGATAGCGTAATACAGGCGTCAAATGAGACCGAGTCTACTGAAAATATTATAGTAGATATATTTTTTAATATGTCAGAGTATTTTGAAAAAATAGAACCTTCAAAGATTGACTACATTAGAAATACATTTTTAGAAGAGATAGATAAGTTAAATGAGTCTGGAGTTAATGTAAATTATAAAATTTATAATAGTGAAGAGCCATATACCATGACGAATTATAGACGAGAGCTAAATTTTAATTATTGTAATAGTGTAGATTATGTAATATGGGGAGAAACCGATTGTCTTGTACCAAAAGAGATGTTTTTGGCATTAGAGCAAATCAAAGAATACGCGAATAGTCAGAATATTCATAGATATATAACCACATTTGCTACCAGAAAAATGTGGGACGATAGTTGGAAAGTACTTGAACACCCTAAGTTCACCAACTGTAAATATCTTGAACGTGATGATACGGGAGCATTTACAGAACCACACAGTATTAGATATGTAATGTCTCTCGAAGAAATGAATGATATTAATTCAGAAGCTGATGAGTTTGAATTACAGATTTTACAGCAACCTAAATTTGATGGTTCAATATTAGTTATGTCGGCTGATTTATTGAAAATGGGAGTAAATATCCCACCTGGATTTTTTGGATTATCCGCAGAAGATACAGCATTTATGTACGATTGTATGCAAAGAATTGGTTCTAGTTATATTCAGTTTGTGGTAAAGAATATACTTAAAGTTCATAATAGAGATCACCATAACAAGAGAGAATATGCATTAGATAAATTGAAAAAAAATACTTTTAGTACTCAGAAAACTAAAGGAGATTGGTATACGCTAATACGGGATATGAATAAACATAATTTAGAGTTATTTATAGGGCAAAAACAAGATAAGTTTTTGTCTTATGCTGATTATGAAGAAAAGTTGAAAGAGTTGTAGTGGGTTACATTTTACCAGAAATATATAAGTCAATTTGTCAAGATACAAATACGGAAGTACCAAATATTTTTATAGAGACTGGAACATTTAAGGGTGGAATACCACACCGCATGTTAGAAACTTATGGTAATTTAGATGATTTTAAGAAAATATATACTGTAGAATTAGGAATTGATATATGTAAGGTAGCTTCTAATAGATATAAGTTATTTGAAAAATATGATGGTGATATGACAAAGTTTAACTTTCACATAGATGAAACAGATGAGCACTTTAGTGATAGTGAAACATATTTTGGTGAAAAATTGACATTGATAAATGATAATAGTGTAAATGCATTAAAAACAATATTACCTAATATTAATGAACCAATCTGTTTTTGGTTAGACGCTCATGCGGGTACACAAAAATATGCTAGAGGATCAATAGATTGCCCCTTAATTCAGGAATTAGAAGTTATCAAAACACATGCTATTAAAAATCATATAATTGCAATAGATGATGCTCATATGTTTGGAAAGCGAGAATACGATAAAAGTGGAAAAATAATATGTGATTATTCAAAGGTAACGTATGAGTTAGTAGTAGATAAAATATTAGATATTAATCCAGAATATGACGTGGGGATATATAAGCCATATGATATGAAAATGATAATAGCGTTTATAGAATGAAGATATTAGTATTTCATCAACCATTCCCGATGGGAAATTATAAGTTGAATACTTATTTGGCTAAACAATTAGAAAATTTAGGACACGATGTATATGTTTTAGAGCAATTGAATGGGCGTACAGTTTCAGATGAATATGTCCAACAGATAATAGAATTAGATTTAGATGTAGTTTATTATGAAATGTTAGATGTTGAAACATTTAAGATAGTTGAGAAATTAGATTGTAAAAAAATATTGTGTTTTGCATCCAAAGGTATTTTAGATAAACACGAAAATATAGTAGATAAATATGGAAAGTGGTATACACATATGATGGTCAATTCTGATTATATATATGATATAGTTAGTAAAAAAATAGATAGTGTTGAACACTTTGGTTACTATTTTTCGTGTTTAGACAGTACAAATGAAACTAATATTAGATATAATCATGATTGTGTATTTTTAGGTCAAGGATTTCATAGATTAAGCATTGCGTCATTTTACAGAGAAAGAGAAATGTTTTTCAATAGATCCCACTCTTTTGATTTTAAGATTTATGGTAGCGGGTGGCCAACCAATCAGTATTATGGGGGAATACTTCCTCCTGATGATATAGAAGTGTTATATACTTCAGCAAAATGTGGGATAAGTGTTATAGAGGCTGACCAATACCCATATGGTATGATAAATAATAGATATACTGAAATGGCAGTATGTGGATTGCCGATTTTAACTTTAAATTATGATGGAATTGATTGGTATGGAGCTACAGATTTGTTAAATTTTGTAGAAACATACAATGATGTTAGTGATATTGTTAGTAGATGTATTAATAAAGACAGCATAATAAGAGAGAATTCAATTAAATTGTCAAATTATATGAAGGAACAGCATAAGATATTTTTTCAAAAATTAGAGAACTTAATAAATGAATAATATAATAATAGCAATAGACGACTTACATCCAGAACAAGGCTGGGGGTGTGAAGATGATATTCAAGTTTCATATTTAGAAAAGTTATGGGAAGAATTTGGTTGTAGGTTTACTTTATTTGTACCAAGTAATTACCATAAACAATATCCATTATCAGAACATAAAGATTGGATAGAGTATTGGAAAACTAAAGAGTGGGTAGAACTTGCAGCTCATGGACATTATCATATGTGCAACAATCCAAATATATTTGGTGAACAAGAATTTATTGAATTAGATTATGACAATGCTAAAGATAGAACAGAACAAATGTTATCAGAATGGAAACAGTGTGATTATATGCCGAGTGGATTTAGAATGCCAGGTTGGGGGTGTACACAAGAGAGTGCTAATGTTATTAGTGAGAATTTTAAATGGGTAGCAGCACATGATACAATCAATTCTCAAATAACTTGGAAAACGAAACAGTTTTATGGCTGTGATGGAATCCATTCATCAGAAAATATTAGTTTATATGGAAATACTTTTATGTTTCAATCACATATTGCTGGTGATTGGAATGATAATGTTTGGAATGAAGAAAATTATGAACATTTCAGGAATATACTAAACTATTTATTAAGTGAGTATGAAATTAGTTATAAAACAATGAGTGCGTTATGAAAATAGCCTTCTTTTCAGAATCACAAATAAACGGTAAGATACAACGTGATTTCAGCAATGCGCGTACAGAGTATAGCTGGATGATTGCGTTAAACGCACCACATCATTGTTTAACTACACTACCATTATTCCATCATAGCGAACACTACGATTTGGGAATAGTCATTATACCAAAGAATAATCCCAATGTAGATTTAACTAATGTGTGGAGAGCATGTGATAAAGTAGCCGTGATGCAAGAAGGTCCCCATTGGTATTTTCAGGATTACTCAATAGATAAACAGTTTCATTATTACAACACATTATTAGAAGCCGATTGGGTATATTGTCACAATGAAAGTGATGTTAAATACTATAAAGGACTTGGTTGTAAAGATGTTAGAGTAATGAGAAGTTTAATGATTCCAGAAGGATTAGAGCCCCGTACTGAATATAATAAAGATAATGTTATTATTGGTGGAAATTTCGTATCGTGGTATGGTGGTTTCGATAGTTATATAGTTGCAAGGGAATTAGATAGAGATATATGGGCACCATCAATGGGCAGAAAACAACAACAAGAAGATGCTATTGAAGATATAAATTATCTACCGTATATGAGTTGGAGAGAATGGATAGATGAATTAAAGAATTTTGATATTGGTATTCATTTAATGAGAACTCATGCTGCTGGTACGTTTGCAATGAATCTCGCACACCATAAGATTCCGTGTGTAGGTTATAAAGGATTAGATACTCAAGAGAAATTACATTTAAATACAACGGTAGAAGTTGGTGATTTAGAACACGCAAAAGAAATAACCTTACGATTGCAAAATGATGAGAGTTTCTATAATGAATGCAGTGAAATTGTAGGTGAAAGGTTTAAACAACTTTATACTGAAGAAAAATGGTTACAAAATTGGAGGCGGACAAATGAGTAAAGACAAAGTAATAAGTTTCATCCAACCCTCGCGAAATAATCTATCTTATTTAAAATGGAGTTACGAATCAGTACGAAAATATGCAAGTCCAGATATTGAGTATTGCGTAGCAAGCGATTTCAGTAATGACGGCACAGTAGAATGGTGTGAAGAAATCAGCAAAAAAGATAAGAATTTCAAATACATAGTAAATGATGGTACGTGGTTCGGTGAAAATAAAGGTGAGTTAGATCGAATGGGTCATTGTAGATTATATGATAAACTTATACTTGAAGTCAGCACTAAACCGATATTTGTTATACTACACGCTGACATGCACATTTCAGAAAATTTTATTGAGAATATGTATAAACATTTGAAACCCGGTGTCATAGTTAGTGGAACGAGAATAGAACCTGGTATTCATCCAGAAGATATGGCAAAAATACAGAAAGATTTTGGATTAGAACCTGACCAATTTGACGATAGTAAATTCCAGAAATTTGTTAAAGATGTGTTGGAAGATAGAACAACAGAAGGGTTCTTCGCTCCTTGGATGGCATATAAAGAAGATTTTGAATCAATAGGGGGGCACGACCAAAAGACATTTGGCTACCAATCAAGAGAGGACACGGACATTGCAGTTAGATTTATATTAAATGGATATAAATTAGTTCAATCATGGGATTCGCTCTGTTATCATTTAACAATGAGAGGTAGCCGTAGAAATCCCAAATTGACAAATGTGATGAGTGATAGTAATGAGTGGATTGCACATAATAAAAAATCAGAAAGAAATTATGTTAGAAAGTGGGGTAATTTTCCCAAACACGATGAACTGATGCGACCGGTAGTTTTACCAAAGTACGATATTGGATTCAAAGTATATAACTGTGATATAAATTTGTTACGAGAATTAGAACCATGGTGTTCTACTATTTATGTTGATGCTGATAGAAGAGGATACGTTGAATCAGAACAAGAAGATACATTATTTAATTTATGTAAAAGAGTTATACCATTTCAAAGTAAACCAAAAAATGATATAATAGTAGAGTTTGACTGTAGACTTCTAACGCCACAGAACTTTCAAATATTAGTGAATTTATCAGAAATACTTAAAGAATCAGGTGAAATTGGGGAAATGGAATTAGAGATTTATAAATTGAGGATAAATAAATTGGAAGATTATAGTAAGGAATTAATTATATGTAAAAGTTGAAATAAAATAGTAACTTGAAACTATTTATATATGTATATAAGTATTTATATTTCCGCTAATTAATTGTTATAATTGTTAGTGGAATTTTTTGTATTTAACGCACACCGGAGAACTCAATATGAAAATATCACCCGACATTAAGCAAAAGCACGAAGAAATGTTTTACCCGACAGTACGAGTCAGAACTAATAGAGCAGGCGGTTCAGGAACAGTAGTATATTCAAAAGAGTATAATGATGAAGTTTATACATATGTGATTACTAACCACCATGTGATTAGTGAATGTATTACGGTTAAGAAGAAATGGAATCCCGTACTTAAACGCAAGGTAGATACAGAAACGTTAGATACAGTTCAAGTAGAATATTTTAAATATAATAACTACTC